TTAAGTCCATGGCATTGACAAAGTTGCCACCTAACGCAGCATTTAGCTTACCAGCCGAGGTAGCAGCGCCTTCGAAGGTATCAAATCCTTCCGATATTCTGAGCAGCTTATCGATCTCAAGACCGGTGCTCTTAGAAATGACAGCGAGATCTTTAAACGCTTTAACACCAGAACTTCCAAAATCAGCCAATTGGGCACTAGCGCCGGCGAAATCTGCTGCCATCTGCTGAGGGGTTACGCCAATTTGAAGTGCCAGATCGTTTAGTTCGATGCTAGCACCGGCGGCGGCTTCGGCGCTCATTCCAAACGACTTGATACCAGCTTGGGTAGCTTTAGCGAAATCAGTCATGCTGACACCCTGCTCAGCTAGCAATGCGCCCACATTGGCGACTTCTCTCTGCATTGAGACCGACATCATAGTAAACTCTGTCATCTCGCTACGTAAAGCTGTATGGGATGCATATAATTCGTCAACCTGCACACCATAAAGCGACATCGCCTGTACGTCTCCCATGATCGCATCAGAAACCTCTGTGGAGGCGCCAGTAGTTCTTCTGAACGCGGCTGCAGCTTCGTCAGTCTTAAAAGCAAGACTTATCATGGTATCAACGAGTCCGACAGTAAGACCTGTCAAGACTGCCTGTGCTGTACCCAGTGCGCCGGCTTTCGAAATTTGNTCCATCATGGAGCGTATGTTCGCCACGTTTATTGTGTTATGTTTATCATAAACCGCTATCGAATCACTCATGGAGTTCGTCAAGCTGCTGATAGCTGACTCTTGTTGTTGTAACAGTTCTACTGATCTTTCACGGCGGCGATTATCCTCTTCTAACCCCGCAATTTCTTGTTCTCGGAGTTCGATCTGTTGCTCGATAGCGGCATTTGCATCCCGATAGGCTCCGCCGCGCTGGTTGTTGAGGGCTATATCAGTCTCATAGCCCTCGATTAAATTTTGTTGTCGCTCAATGCGAATTCGATTAAGCTCATTTTGTCTTTCTGTCGCATTTGACAAACTTTGGGCGCGCTGCTCCTGTCTGTCAAGGGCTGAGTTTGCTCTATTGAGAGTTTGTATGTATGCTTCAAGTCGAGCGATTTCGTCTGCATTGCCAACAGTGGTGCTAGTGCCAGCAGTGCCAGCAGCACTGTTAATAGCGCTTATAATAGCCTGCTTAATTGCTTCTAAATCTGCTTGATTGACTGCCACAAAAAAGTTCCTTACTCAGTAAATAGTTGCCACAAAAAAAGACAAGGTTTTACCCTTGTCCATATTTTTTGCTATACATTTTAGATTCCATTGGGGAGTTGTTCTCGGTCAACGTATGTGTTTGAGAACGTGGTCCGCTGCGNTTTCTGGATGCGTTTTCTATTGCTTCCTTTTCGGCTTCAAGTTGTTTTAGCAACCTTTCAACAAACCACTGACGCAAACCAATAGGAAGATTATACGCCTCCGCTAATGACCAGCCTCCTGAATACTTTAAAAAGAAGAACTGCTCATATACGTTCTCCATGTAGTCAGGTGTTAGGCCAAAAAAAGTCCGCGGTCAGCGGGACCTCCAATTCAGTCTCATATTCGCAGTTTTGACATTCGAAGTGCTGAGTGAGGTCCACATTTGGGCTAGCTGCCTTGTATGCATTGCGGAGATGTCGTACATCCACAGAAGGCAAGTTTTCCACCACATAGTTAATGGCTTGAGAGGTGGTGTTTCCGTTTACGGCAACAATCATATTTAAAAGCTGTCTGGTGATGTTCTTCTCGTGTGTCTTCTTGTTCTTGCGGTCCAGTTCCACACCCTCCATCAGGCGGCGCTCATCGGCTCCTGTGAGGGATTTAAAGGTTATGTCTAGCCCTGTTCTCGGGAGCTTAGTGGAGAAGAATCCATTAGCTGGGGTTGCTGTAACATATTCTGAAGCATCGTCGCCGGAATATGTGTTAGTCTGGTTAAGGTCAAAGCCATACTCTTGAACCGTACCACATGACGGACATGTGACTTTTGTTGTATACTCGTTTCCATATGCAGAAATTCTGGCTGCAATAATGAGCGCGTTTCGATCGCCCACTAAAAGACTCTCGGCGTCAATTGACTTGTCGATGATTATACTGCTAAGAACGCGATCAAGTGCAATACCCTTCTTTAGTAAAGAACGAGAAGTCAACATATCCTCTTCTTTCGCGGTCATTTGCTTAACTTCAATTGAGTCTTTACCATGAAGCGGGTGCCCCTCTGGGTAGAGTAAGCCCTTAGATGGTAAATCAATAACTTCGGTGGGAACAATGAATGAAAAATCATTAGTTTCCATGTTTTGGTTCATTTGTTGGGGCACGCTGCTATCACTAGGCTGATGCGTGCCCACTCTATCACTATTTCTTGACAATATACACCTCTTTTTTAATATTGTATGTGAACATTATAGCATATTTAAACGACTATTGTACTAAGATTGGAAGAAAGTTGTCTGCTCGTTGCCACCAGTAGCTCTCGAAGGACCATTGGGGGTTTGAAGACGTGCCCAGTCGTAACGAATCTCGACTGTCATCTCTACCAAGTTGTCCTCACCATAGGCAAGGTCACCGTACTTGACGTTTGTGAGGAATGCGTTCCAAAGCGTCCACTTCTCAATCTCGTTACCATCGCCATCAATCTGAGAGATGTACACCGCGCCCAGTGCGCCAGCAGCGCGGGACTTCGACATGGAGCCAAGCGAGTTAGGGTTCGAAGGCGGAGTATATCCTGAAAGGTTGATGATGTCCGAAAGAGTAGCAGTCATGTCAGGATCACGAGGATCGACAAGAGTCATGCTGATCGGCTCCCAAGTAACGGCACCGGGGTAGTAGAACGTGTGGTTCAAATACTGGTGTTCGGCTGTGTTAATAGTAAACGCAGGCTTGTTAATGGTCTTAGCATACCACATGAGAGAACCTCCTTGTGGGGCGCTAATTCCTGTAAATTCTACTTTGAACCTAAACTGTCGTTTGGGATCTTTAAGTTCTGTGCTTTCGGCAAAGTTGTCTGACCAGAATGGCATTTTAAATGGCTCCTATATTCAATTTTAAATAGTGTTCAGATTATTTTTAGTCATCAAATGATGCACCGGTCGAGGCAATAACGAAGTCGATTGCAATATATTCAATCGCACGTGCTGGCTTGACCATGATCTTAGCATACATGATGTTTTGATCAATAAGATCGGGGGTTGTTGTTGAATCATCAAGAATCAACTTGTAGTCAGAGATACCGAAGTTACTCTTAACATTCGCAAGGAACGGCTCAACAAGACCGATAAAGCGGTTCCATGTAGTTTGCACGTTCTGCTCAAAGAGAATCTTGGTAGAGATTCTGGAGATTTCCTTCTTCAGGTAAATCACAAGTCTTCTAACATTGATTCTATCGAGGGCAGACTGGCTCTCTTGGAGAGTCTTCTGACCGAAGACCACGATTCCGCTAGATGGGAATGAAGCAATCGGGTTGATGCTTGCTTCGTAAAGAATGTCTCTTTCTTTCGAAGTGAGCTTCTCAGTTACTGCTGAAACTGGGATACCTGCGGCGCCTTCGCTGAGGCCACCTCTTTGGAATCCAGCAGGAGCAAACCAGAGTTGTGCCTTCTTCTCGGAACTAGCAAGAACACCGAGCATTGCTGCACTTGGCGGAAGCCAGACTGCGGCACCAGTGTTGTCATCGCGAGTTTGTACCCAAGGATAGAACGCAGCGCCGTAAGAAGAGTTAATCTTACGATCTCTGAGACTAGCGGCTGCTTGTCGCGGAGTGGTGGCGATACGAGAAGCCTTGGTTGACTTCGTGCTGTATTGTCCCTCATGCGATGGCAGGTAGACATCCGGAAGGTCGATTAATGCCATGGCATCAGCGCGCTCTTCACAAACATTGATAATGTGCTGGGTGAGACCCTGATGGGTGAGACCCGGCATTGTGATAAGGTTTGTTTCTACAGCCTCTGGATCAGCAACCGTGTCGATTGCTCTCTTAACGGTGTAGTAAGCTGCACTGTTCTTGTTGGTTGCAGAAGCCGCCATGCCACCGTTGTAGAGTGGGTCTGGCAGGTGGACGTTGAATCCGTCGAAGCCACCCCACATGGGTGCGGTGAAGGAGTTGTATCCAGCATCCAGCAAGTCGGTGTAGCTTCGTCCACCAGTAGCAGTGTACGATGTGAGACCGGCACGTGAGCCAGAGCGATAGAACATGATCGGGTTGC